TGGTTTAGCTGATTTTAAACCATTAGAAAATCCCGTAATGACGACCAAAAAAACAGATATTTTAGGAACTTCAGGGGTTCCTTATAATTCAACTTTTTCAGAAACAAAAAATACGCTATACCCCCAACAACAACAATATAATCAACGACCATCAACACAATTTTCAGAAAATACAATGGATTTATCAAATTTGAGTAATTATCAACAAAGCTACGAAGTTCCACCTGCAACAAAACCATATTATACGAATTTTGGAATTTCCAATAATTCAAATATAGACGAAAAGTTGAATGATAGGTTATCTTACATCACGCATCTTTTGGAAGAAATGCAAACTGAAAAAACCTCAAATATTTCTGAAGAATTTGTTATGTATTCTATGTTAGGAATATTCGTAATCTATATTGTGGATGCATTTTCTAGAACTGGAAAATATACAAGATAATTATGTTCTGTTATAAAATTGAAGTATTAGTCAATTTTATATTATTCTGTGTTTATTTATTAACCGTGTATAGTGTCATATTTGATTGAAGTTGTTTTTTCTGAATTGGTGTTTTTCTTGGTTTTTTACGTTCATACTTTTCTTGTCTTTCAATCATATATTCAGTCATATCTGTTTGTTTTTGATTTTTAATTTGTATATATTTTGGTTTTTTACGTTCATACTTTTCTTGTCTTTCAATCATATATTCAGTCATATCTGTTTGTTTTTGATTTTTAATTTGTATATTTTTTGGTTTTTTATTTTCTTCACATTTTCCCGTTTTTTTATTTCGGCGTGTTCCATTTTCGCATCTAGATTTTATTATTAGTTTTTCTTCACATTTTCCCGTTTTTTTATTTCTATGTGTTCCATTTTTGCATCTTGGCATTTTCTATATATAATATATATTTATAAAATTGAAGTATCCTAAATATATGTATAAAATAACAAAATATACAAGAGAACAAGCAAAAAAACTGAATGTATCAGTAAAAATATCAAAAATGAAGGATAAAAAGATAGATGTTATAAAAAATGATATTGTTATAGCGTCTGTAGGAGCATTAGGATATTCAGATTATCCAACATATATAAAATCACACGGAATAGAATACGCGAATAAAAGAAGAGAACTATATAAAATACGACATAATAATGATCGAAAAATCAAGAATTCAAATGGATATTGGGCGGACAAATTATTGTGGTGAATGTAATTTTTTATTTTTGTTTTTTATACCACAACTCCCACAGTGGTCATAATTTGAAAGGTCTATTTTAGTATTAATAATTTTAGTGTCATAATCAATTCCCCATCTTCCAAGATGTTTTATATTATTCTTTACTGTAAATAAAGATAAAAACTCGTGCTTATTATAAAATGTAATATTTTCAAGTATAATAATTAAAAACTTCATTATAATGTGTATTATATGTATTATATAATGTTGAATAATATAATCAATTTTATAGAATTTTTTATTTCGACGTCTTCATTATTGCATCATACAAATAGATAGATATACAAAGAATTAAAAATATGTTTATTTTATAGAACTTCAAAAAATTCACCTTTATTTTCATTTGGTGAAAATACTTCTGTAAAATACTCAATAGAAGGTTTGTCTCCTTTATTATGGTCTTTTATAATATAACTATCGCTATCAGTCGTCATAATAGCGAAATAGTAATTTAATACGACACCATCACATTCTTCTAACACGTCTTTAAATACTTCTGCCAAATGTTTTCTTGGTGTGAGCCAAGCACCGCCGCCTAAAGCTCCTAAAATAATAGTGTCGTGATGATTATCTACAGCAATTTGTATAATAAGTTTAATTTTCTTTTTCAAAATATCTACATCTCTATCAAAAAGCCTTTTTTCGTTATTTACTGTAATTGTTTCGGGGTATTTCAATCCTGGAATGGCTAAAAAATCTAATTTTTGTATTTCATCTGTAGGAATGATTTCCCAATTTTCTTTTTCACTTTTTTTTATTACACTTATTCCTGGCGAATAAATTGCTTCATTTGGTAAAATAGGATACATATTTTGTAACAATGACTGAAAATAATTTGTCCGTCTAAATATGCTTTCTTCACTTGCTCCTGAACCTGAACTAACCCAACCGCCAGCAAATACATCATCAGACAAATTCAACACTAATGGATTTAATTCAATCATAGATAAAGATAAATTAACACAATCCATATTATAAAATCGTATAGTAGATTTTTCGTATTTTTTTGTAAAAGGTTCGTTTTTATAAATTACTTTTACAGATGGTAGAGAAGGCGGTTCAATTGTTTTACATAAATTTTGCAAATTGACCCAACAATCGATTCTTTTTACAAAAATATTATCTTCATAATTATCATCATAATCGCCATCGTCCATATTCAAATTATTAATTTCCATATTCAAATCATCATCATGATCGTATTTCATATTGGTATAAATATCCAAATAATTCATGATATATATAATACATTCAATTATTTATATTGATTTTTATTTTTATCAATGACAATGATTTGTAGAATTTATTGTTGTATTTGTACATAGATTATTTATTGTTTCATGATGTGAATATGACGGGAGTGTAAATATAATAATTACAGAAATCATAACCATACATAATGTTTCTCCAACCGTTCGCGCTTGAAATCGTGTTGTTTTAAATATCATTGTACTACTTGTTTCCATTGTGTGTAAATCCTGTTAAAACTTTATATCAATATAAAAGCATTAACCGGATTTATTTGACGATAAGGGAAGGAATAATTATACATATAAATGTAAGAATGAAACGTTTTTCCAGAACCAAGAACTCTATTTAGCGGTTCAATCAAATACAAATTATGTGATGTTCCTTCAATGACAAGTCTTTTATAACTTTGTTTTATTTCAAACAATCGGTTCATTGAATGTATAAATCCCAAGAAGAAGGTTTCTTTGGAAAGAAAATTATTTTTTTTACTTCCAATACAAATAAATGTATCTGAACCATTGGAATCATCGTGTAAAAACCCATCTTTGAATAAATAATACGCCAATATTTCATTATGCCGTTGTAGGCAAAATACATAATATATTTGTGAATTTACCAAAGAATGTATTGAACTTAAAGATGGTATTGCGTTAATATCCCAAGAACCCATATTTATTTCATCTTCTATAAATTCGGTCAATATATTCTTATTTTCTTTATAGATATGAACACAAGAAATATGGTTTATAAGAGGTGTTATTATAAAATTACTCATAGAATATGTATACGAAATGTATTGTAATATAGGTACAACCCCATAAAAAGGTATATCAACCGTTTTAATAAAAGAAACCGGTATTTTGGGAGACTGAATTCGTTGATTATACTCGTGTGTTTGTAAAAGAGTTCGATATATTTTCTTGGTATCTTTCATATTTTTATCAACGCAAATATAATCAATATAATATACATTTTGTTTATGACCGCCTATATTGAAATGATATGGACGAGAAGTAATACAACCGATGGGGTCAGTATATTTTAATCTTATTGCAGAATGAGAAGATAAATGGGATAGAGTATTAATTTTGGAAGACGAATACCAAGAGTTGGAAGATACATCTAAAATATCACAAGACATCTCACAATACAAAGATAACCAAGAAGAGCCTGAAAAGGTAGCGTCCATTGTTTTTTCAGATACCAAATGTAATAGTGAATCATCCGTAATTTGATGTGCCTGAATTAAATTAATAAATGACTTTTTATTAAAATCAGTTATTTCAGAATAATTATATGTTTTTACAAGACTATCATTATTGAATTTAGTCTTCAATGGACGTCGTTGTATTATAAAAGGTTGTGTATAAAAATACCTCCAAAAATCATAAGTATGAAATACCGGTTGTAAATTCCAAAAAGGATACTTTATTTTGATAAAAGCCAAATAAAAAAGTATAGAAATAACACAAATTATTGTAAAGAATTCATAACGTAAAAATACATAAATAAAAGACAAAGTTGAATTTAATATAACAATTATTGACTTTATAACATCATTCCATGTTGGAAATGACAAAAACGAATATCTAAACATATATAGTAGAATGAGAACCCAAATACGTAAAAATCACACAGACTCTTCCGTTTCTGGAAGAATATTCATTTCTATAAAATTTTCTAAAAACCCTTTTGTAAAAAATCTTTTTTTTCCTTTGTGTTTTTTTGTAAAAATATATTTATTATGTTTTTTCTTTACGTGCCATTCATTATCCAGGGCATTCATAATAAAAGTATATTTTTGTAATATTGTTACGGTTCGTTCTACTCTACCAGTATTTTCATTACAAGAACCGTCCAAAACCATTATATAATTATCACGAGAGTCTAAATATTTCAATAATACGCTATACAATGTTTATCGGTGTGATAAAATGGAATAATTTGGTATAGAGATTATTACCTAATATTATAAATATGAAAAAACCACAAGAAACTAAGGAAACCCATACAAAAAATCATGAACCTATTAAAAAAAAAATATATTTAACTGCAAATACAATTGATGAAAAACATACACATATGTTAGACCATTTTCATACAATTGAAAATGAAACAATACCAAATTTGTTAAATGAAATCGAATTATTAAAAACCAAAGCAGAAACTCTTCTAAAAATAAATAATATCGAAGAATATATGGATATATTGGATAATATCAGTTCTCTAAAAAAACAAATTCGTATTCTTTCTTCAAAAAAAAAACGGTATTTATTAGAAAATTCCAAATATATTTTTCATTATTTTGAAGAAAAAAAAGATATTTCAGAAGGCGGTGGAAAACAAAATATTAATCTATTAAATCTTTTTTTCAAAATAAAACCCAATACAGAAACACCAACCATACCACAACAACCATCATATTATACACAATCTTCCAAGAATATGTATCAAAATTATTGGAAAAATGTAAATAATGACATTATCAATCTACAAGATTTTGTTCAATCAGCAGATATATGTTATAATTGTCATCAAGGAGAAATGATCCCTCAAGAAGATGAAGGAATTCTTATTTGTAATAATCCATTATGTGCAATTTTTATTACCCACATTATCGATAATGCAAAACCTGCAAATAAAGAACCACCAAATGAAGTATCCTATACTGCTTATATAAGATTAAATCATTTCAAAGAAATTCTTTCTCAATTTCAAGCAAAAGAAACTACACAAATACCACAAGAAGTAATCGAATCCATACGTGCAAGAATCAAAAAAGAACGAATCACAGATATTTCTAAACTCACACACGAAAAAATGCGTGATATACTACGCAAATTAGGACTAAATAAATATTTTGAACACATACAATACATTAATTCCATCTTTGGAATCAAACCCCCTCAAATGAACGAAGAATTACACGAAACAATGTGTGTATTGTTTATCGAAATTCAAGGACCGTGGGCTATCCATTGTCCAAAAAATAGAACCAATTTTTTTAATTATACATATACCCTATACCAATTATGTGTTCTTCTCGGGCAAACTCAATACTTACCTTATATAATTCTTATGAAGGACCTTGAGAAACAGCGCGAGCAGGACCAGATTTGGAAAAAAGTATGTGCGGATTTGGATTGGGAATTTATAGCAAGTGTATAATCGTGAAAAATCAATAATAAAATTAATAATTTTAATATTGTAATAATTGTAATATTATTGAAACAAAATATAAAAATATTATAAGGGTAAATAATGGTAAACATTTTTAACAAAATCGTAAGTTCAGGAGAATCAAGAAGGCCAAGGGGGTCAAGGGGGGCAGACGGAATACAAGGATCAACAGGAAGTCAAGGACCAACAGGAAGTCAAGGACCAACAGGAAGTCAAGGACCAACAGGAAGTCAAGGTGATCAAGGACCAACAGGTGATCAGGGAATTCAAGGACCAACGGGAACTACAGGAAGTCAAGGACCTACAGGAAGTCAAGGACCTACAGGAAGTCAAGGACCTACAGGAAGTCAAGGACCTACAGGAAGTCAAGGACCTACAGGAAGTCAAGGACCAACCGGAACAGCAGGAGTTACAAATACCAATTTTACTTGGGCAGTTAAAATAAATTCAGAGTCAATAATAACAGCAAATACATTTCAACGTATTCATTTTTCATCTACCCCTGAAATTAATGGGTGGGTATATAATAGTTCTGCTGGAACTTTTACGTGTAATCAAACCGGTAAATATTTAATATCTTTTTCGGTACTTATGAGTACGATAGGTGGTTCGCGTAGAGCATCTGTTCGTGGTGCAATAAATGCATCAGAAATTATAAATAGTGCAATTACAGAGGAATTCCAGTCTACCTCAGGTGTACAACCATTTATAAATTTTTTTATAATGAATATTACATTAGGTCAAGTATTTTCATTAGATTTTGCATCAAATACAACTTCTACACAAATAACCACATCGACTGCAGTTGGTAGCGAAACCGTTACATCGGCATCTATGACAATTACGCGAATATTATAATAACCTCAATAAAATTGATTATATTATACAATATAAACATAACTGAACAATACAATTATAGATCATTAAAATATGCCCAACAATATTAATAATCCAGAATTATTCAGAACCAATATTCGCAGTAAAATTCACGATATAATACGTGATGAATGTAAAGAAAATATTCTTGATGGTGAAATAATTAGTGGAAATATTGAAAAAAGCATTTTCAATTATGCAATAAAAGAATCCACCATCAAGAATATAGTTAAGAAATGGAGTAACGAATATTTTGTTCATTTATATAAAGATAAATTAAGAAGTGTATATTTTAATATTAAATCCGATACAATATTTATGAAAAGTATTATTAAGGGGGATATAGACCCAAAACTGGTTGCCTTTATGACACACCAAGACATAAATCCTGCACGATGGAATGAAATAATTAAAAGGAAAACTATTCGCGATGAATCTAAGTTGTCCAATGGTGTTAAGGCGAATACATCTTTATATACTTGTAAGAAATGCAAATCGAAGAATTGCACATTTTACGAAGCACAAACACGATCCGCGGATGAAGCATCGACTATATTTGTTACGTGTTTAAATTGTGGTAAAAACTTCAAATATTGAATTGTAAATATTGATTTTATAAAAAATTATTATTATAAAATTACAAAGTTATATCAATGCTGGAAAATCATCAATATTCATAACTATATTAGTTGAATCAATTGTATTAGATTCAATCTCAAATTGTTTAAAATACGGTAATTTCAACTGATCTTCGGGGGTATGTTTATGAACCGTCCTAGCAATCATACGGTATAATTTGAATCCTGCGTATCTTTCTTGACCATTTTTTTTATACAGAACGGAATTTCCATCATCATCATTACACAACTCGCTAATTAAATTAAATAAATCATCAAAATCCTTCTTTTCGTCATTATTTTGTTTTTCGTCTTGGTATTCTTGGTCTTCTTTTTCATCTATCAAAAAGTCGTATATACTGCACGCTAACCTGCATAAATCAAAACTTGGATTAGGTTCTAATCGCGGTTTATTTCTATTCATAAAGGGTTCACAATTATATTGGGTGTGTGCGTCTGAACCTGGTGAAAAACTATCACTACAAAATATTTTTGAATTATATTTGTATATACTTCTCCCAAAATCAATCAACTTAAAAATATACCCATAAGTTGGGACTTTATACGATATACCATTTACAATATAATATAAAAATTCTTGTTCAGTTTTTACATACATAATGTTATTTGTATGTAGGTCGTTGTGTGTGAATTTGAATACTTTTTGATATACCAATATTGTAATTACAATTTGAAATAATATTGATGCATATTTATAATGTTCTATTTCTCTATCTTCAAGTAAGGAGTCCAAAGTGCCCTCACATTCCTCTAAACATATCATTTGTACAGGAAAATTGAATATATAAGCGATGGGTTCAGGTTCTTCTTCTTTACTATCCATATCTTCCCAATTACTATCACTTTCACTTTCACTTTCACTTTCACTTTCATTACTACTTTCACTTGTATCACTCTTATTATTCTTACTTTCATCACTTTCATCACTTTCATCACTTTCATCACTTTCATCACTTTCATCGCTTTTATCACTTTTATTACTATCATCATTATCATCATCATTATCATTATCATCATTATCATCAACGGCGTCAGCATCAGTATTCGCTATTGTTTTTTTAGTATTATAAACGATTTCACAAAGTGATTCATCAAATACAGAATTTGTAATTATAACGTGAGATTCAATTGTTTCTATATTCAACAAATTGTCATCGGTAACACTTTCACCAATACAAACTTTACTGCGGTTAGTTCGTGATCCATCTGTTTCCATTTCGTCAGAAATGAGTTGTTTTTCATCAATATTTTCCAATACCATTAATTTACCAATATTGGAGAGGAAAAACGATGAACCGGCTAAATAACTTAAATCGTCCTCAACCTTCATTTTGAATTTGTCTTGTACTCCAAGAAGAGAACCGTAGAAATCAATTCCGTGAACAAACCCATATTTATTTTTCATAATACTTGACAAATAGTAAAAGAAATTATCAACATAAGATGAATTCATCTTATTTATTATTTTGGGATGACAATCTTGATCTGTAGATGTTAAATAGGGAAGAGTTCGTATTTTTGGGTCATTTATATCATATTTTCCAATCATATACTTTACAGGGTCTAATAGTGGTGAGTATTTTATAAATATTTTTTTGGAAATTTCTATATTTTCTTTTCCTTCCTCATTTTGTATAATTTCCTTAACAGTGTTGGTTGATTGTATATGATATTTTTGATTTAGTGAAATATTATTATAGTTAGATTCATTCAAATCGAAAAATATTGAATAAATCGGATTATATAATTGTATATTCTTTACTCCACCAATATCACCTAAAGTTTCTAATGTGGATGGAGATAAAAAAAGGAATTGTTCATTTTCAACAAAATCGGGAACTGAAGCGGTAATTAATTTAGGCGTATCTGTCATTATTATTTTCTTATACTCTGGAATTATAAAATTATAAATATCATCTAAACGAAAGATAGTGGCGTAATACAATGATAATTTTATATAGGTTCATATATAAAATAATAATACCATAAATGACACTTGAATTAAAAAAATTTGATATGCGTTGGATTACCTTTCGCCCCGATGAAAATAAAGGTCCTGTCATCGTGATGATTGGGCGGCGTGATACAGGTAAATCTTTCTTGGTTAGAGATTTATTATACCATCATCAAGATATTCCTATTGGGACTGTTATTTCAGGAACAGAAGCAGGTAATGGATTTTATGCACAACACGTTCCTAAATTATTCATACATGATGAGTATAATAGTGCTATTATTGAAAATATTCTAAGAAGACAAAAAGCAGTAATGAAACAAATGAATAAAGAAGTAGAAACGTTTCGTAGAAGCACCATTGATCCAAGAACTTTCGTTATTTTAGATGATTGTCTTTACGACCAGTCATGGACACGTGATAAACTTATGCGATTACTCTTTATGAATGGAAGACATTGGAAGGTACTTTTGGTGATAACAATGCAGTATCCGCTAGGCATACCCCCTAATCTTCGCACCAATATAGACTACGTTTTTATCTTAAGAGAACCATATTTGACAAATAGAAAACGTATCTGGGAAAATTATGCCTCTATGTTTCCGACTTTAGAATCATTTTGTCAGGTAATGGACCAAACAACCGAGAATTATGAGTGCTTGGTAATCAATAATAACGCTAAATCTAACCAATTATACGACCAAATATTCTGGTATAAGGCAGAAACACGCCCTAATTTTAGGTTAGGCGCAAATGAGTTTTGGGAAATCAGTAAGGGTATGACGTCAGACGATGAAGATGATGCTTATGATCCAAATAAAGGTAAGAAAAAGACACAAGCGATAACTGTTAAGAAGAACAAGTGGTAGGACGTAAAGGTTCTATAAAATTGATTGTAAAAAGCGTATAACATATACACAATATCAAGTTGTTTATAAGAAGCAAAAGCGAAACCAACATAAAGACAAAATACATTATATATTATAC